GGCATTCCTTAACGATGTGGACTTCTCCAATGGCTCCATGCTGGACGCTGAGGTGTTGGAAACGCTGTTCGACCGCATAGTAGGATATGTTCAGCAGATTGCGGAAAGCATCGCCAGAACCGTCACCATCCCCATCACCGATGATGCGGCAAGCTTGGTGCTACCGAACAAAACAGACCGAGCGAACAAAGCACTTGGGTTCGATGCGAATGGAAACGCCGTGCCAAGCGCAACGCCATTTCTCCCCATCACCACCTACATGACCAACATGCTAGCCGTGGAAACCGCACTCGCCGCACAACTGCATCTGGAACTTGTGCCGACCGGAACAACCTCAGCTATAGCCGCATTCCTCAAGACCGCACTGGCAACCGCAGACTTGCAGGCGTTCCAAAAGGCAATCGGGCTGATACCTTCAGGTGCGACCACAGCGATCATCGTTGCTGTGCAGAATTTCCTGCAACTTGGTGGTACGAGCGCGGCGACCGCTGAACGAGTCGTTACCCGTGATGCTTCGGGCCGTGCGAAATTTGCCGCACCGAGCGCAGAGGACGATGTGGCGTTAAAAAGCACTATCACGACACATAACGCGGTGGTGAACCCTCACGGCGCGGTATCTGCTCCGACCGCAGACAGATTGATTGTGCGTGACCCAAGCGGACGGGCGCAAGTAGCGGAGCCAAGTGCCGATGCTGATATCGCCACCAAAAAAACCGTTGCGGACGCTATCACCGCCAAGACCGACCAAGAGCTGAAAACCACCAGCTCCCCCACATTCACCGCGTTGACTGTTACCGCTTCTGAAGGGGCACGGACGGCTGGCAGTTATGTCATAATGGTCGCCGCTTCAGTTGCAGTCACAGACTCCACGTATGTAAAGGTGAATGAGTTCAAAATAAAGCGGTCAGGCACGTATACTATTTACATGACTGTATCAGGTGTGGCTGGGGTATTGGTAAATGGACGTATTTACAAAAACGGTAGCGCGGTAGGGACTGAACGTGCGGCAAATGGTGATGTAACCAACTCATTCTCAGAATCAATTGCCTTTGTTTCAGGTGACTTGATTCAAGTGTATGGAAAAAACTCATCAGGTGGAACAGACGGAAACATCTCATCAAAACTGATGTGCGCGGAAGAAGGCGTGTTACTCGCCTACGGAGGTTGATATGTATTGGAAAACAGGTGAACTGGTATACGAAGGAGACCCCATTGGCGAAGCCGTGGAATTGACAAAAGAGCAGTACGACCGATACGTGAATCCCACACTCGCCCAAAAGTGGGAGGACTTCACGGCATCGATTGCCTCATTGCCAGCCAGCGCGCAAAGGACACGGCTCTACCAGACGATGCGCTACAAACTCATCGGTGATGTTTCCGCTGGAATGCCAGACACCTCAAGGCCGTTTTTTGAGCACATGACCGTTGACGAGATGTCGGCAAAGGCCGTGCAGTACCTGGGGGACAACCAGGACATAGTTGTCGCGTGTTTCGCTGGCAAGGCAGAGGCGAAAACCTATATCAGAAGTTTATTCTAGGAGGAAGATATGACACCGAAATCACCGATTAACAACGCAACCCCGATTACCGACCCATTGGAGATTTGGGGCGAATCAACGGAAACCAAACCAACCGATGTGCCGAACATGACTCGGTTCGTAGAGGGCGACACGGGAGATATCTATCTGTTGCTTGCCGCTGGGTGGACGAAAATCATCGAGGCGGCTTTCCCCGCTTTGGCATAAGGAGCGCATATGCTTGACGTAATCTCTCTCGGAATCGCAACGCAGGCGAAAAACATAGCGACCAACCTCACCTACGGGCCACAGGGTGTGTATGAAACACTTGTGGCATTGGAGGCTGACGATCCCGCGCATACCGGAGTGTACGTGGTCACCGCAGACAACAAGTGGTACTACTACGACACGGCATTGGAGGCTTGGACGGCTGGGGGGGATTTTATATCACCCGCTGGACTAGTGACAGAATGGCAGGCAACGCCGGACGATGGTCACTACCCAAGCGAAAAATTGGTGGACGATAGATTCAATGCCCTCGAAGCCTCCCGTATCCACCGCTACGGCTTGAAGATGAACAAAACCACCGGAGCATTCACGAGGCTCTACGATGCGTATGGTAAGACCTTCAGGCGGCACGTTGACACCCTTGGTACACTGAGTGATTTCTCCACACTTTTCCCTTGGAAAGACATGAAAACCGTAAAGGTCGATGCTTCACGCAACATTTTGTCGGTCATAGGCGATGCGAATTGGGACACAACCGATGCTGACGAAATGGTCATGATTCCCACGTGCTGGTCGAAGAAGTGGGAAGATGCGACATATGAGTACATGGTGGTGTCCGATGCGCCATTCGAGGACTATCTCCCGATTGGCTTCATCAAGCCTGACGGCTCCGTGAACAGATACCGCCTCATCGGTGCGGTGCATACGTCCAATGTATCGACAACGCCATTTTCCAAAGCCGGGGTCATGCCGAAATACAATCATCCACTGTACCATGCGACCACTGGCTTCCAAATCGATGCGACAAACAAAGGCACGGGGTGGAGCAATGTGGACAGTCAAGCTTTTGAACTCGTGACGAGGCTTATGTGCGTGGAAATCGGCTCACATAATGTCAAGACACTCATCGGGCAGGGCATCAATGGAATGTCAAATTCGTACTCTGCGCTGAATGTGTGTACCGTGGCGACAAGCACGGCGAATACGTTTATCATGGCGAAAACCAGAAGCACGTATTTTAAGGTCGGCATGATGGTGCAGATTGGTACTTCGTATACGGCAAACGGACTCGCGGCAAACAGATATATCACAGAAATATCAGAATATGACGGAACGAACGACACGATAACCGTTGACGGTGCAGTGTTCACCACCACGACATCAAGCACCATCGCCACATGGGGACAGCCGCTACCAGAGGCACAGCTACAGGCTCTCAAGAACGAGAGCGGCTATGTGTTGCAATTCGGCGCGGAAAACCTGAGCCATGTGTGCTACAGGGGAATTTGGGACTTCTGGGGGAATATGTGGCAGTTCATGTCGGGACTCACGAGATACGACATGCAATTCTATTCCTGCCTAGACATTACTAAGATGAACGTCAACGACCCACGCAGCGTCGCTGGCTGGATACCGACTGGGAAAGCACCGGATTTGACTGAAGGATATCTGAAGACTAGGCAGACGTACCGGCATCCGCTGGGTGAGATTGGTGTACCGGAAACTACGGGAGGAGGTGCTGGGTCTACGACATGGTGGGGAGCGTATACGTATTACTTCAATAGCAGTTACATGGGAATCCGGTCTGTCCTCTTTGGTGGCTACTGGAACATTGGTGCGCATGTTTCGCCCTTCTGTTGGAATGGTAACTATTCTCCTGCGTACACGAACATCGGCATTGGCGGTCGGCTCATCGCATAAATTATTGGAGGTATCATGACTATAAATTCTAAATCAGACAACGACAAATTTACTCTCTTTCCCGATGGGACACTCCATCTTTACGACAATCTGCGAGAGGTACAGCGAGAAGACCACACCGAGTACGAGGGCGAACTCTTCATCATGCACACGGCACTCACGCAAGCCGAGGTCGAGGCGCAGTTCGATTCCCTGCTTGCGGTTGAGAAAGCAAAATGGGCGGTGGTGGTGGCCAAAGCTGAGGCTCAGAGGGCGCAGAAGGTTCTAGCCGACACCGATTACAAAATCATCAAGGCGATGGAGAAGTTGCTTGTTGCACAAGGCTTGGTCGAGAGTCGGGAATCGCTGAGGGATGCGGTGAGAGGGGCGATGTGACGTGGTGAGTGAAAAGTGAGAGACGACCTATTCAAGCATATGGCGGTGTCGTTCATCATAGCATCGCTACTATGCATACCGTTCCAGTTTTCCAATTCAAAGCCATTGCTCATCGGCGAAGCCACAGTCACACTTGGCATTGGCCTAGGAAAAGAGATACACGACAACCGAAACGGTGGTACGGGATGGGATTGGGCTGACTTGGGTTATGACGCTTTGGGAGTAGGACTTGCGGTCGGATTGCATTACCTTACGGGGGAGCTATGGAAGAACAGATGAGGTTGTTAGAGGACAGAATCCTTGCATTGGAAACCCGCGTGTCGCTTCAGGATGAAACGATCAGGATGTTTTTCATACACAAGCAGGATAAGTCCTACATAAAACCCGTTGTCCGAATGGGGAGGCTTTCGAAAGCCACTCTCGGAGGCTCGATTGTACTGGGTGCGGTGAACCTGCTGAGGTTTTTATTGGATATGTTCTTGGCATGACTTCCCCGAGTCGGGCGGGGCGATTCTCTCAAAAGAGGAAAGGATATGGAAATCAGACCTGAATTTATCGTCCTTGCCTTGTTTTTGAACATCCTAGGTGGTATCCTCAAATACAGGACTCCGGTAAGCAATGAACTGCTCCCGCTGATTCTGTTCGTGGTGGCGTGTATCGCATCCACGATTTGGGGATACGGCCTTGTGTTGGGAACAGGGAGGGCGGTACGGGCGTTCGTGATGTACGGCGTTGTCCACGGAACGGTGGTCACGGCCATAGCGGTATATGGCTGGGATCTCATCTATGGACTCTACCGATACGGGATTAAGAAAAAGGAGGGAGCATGAAAAGCTTTCAAAAAAACCTAGCGGTGACGTTTCTGTCATTCTTGACGCTCGGCATCTACGGATACCTGCACAAGTTTAATATATCCGTCATGGTGGATTTGGCAACCATCCTATTGATATACTCGATAATCAATCTGCTGTACGAGGATATATGCCGAAAGGGGTTGTTCAAAGACACTAGGTCTAAGCAGACTTGGCAGTACTACGCGGGAATCGGGCTGATATGGACAGCGAATCTGATGTTTGCCGAGGCGTTTATAGCCGAGAGCATGAGAGCGATGTGGGTGCGTCTGGCCTGCACGTTTCTTCTTGTGGTGCTGGGGACTGTTTGGTTCGCTACTTCCTATCCACGTTCGCTCCGTTCGGATGATGAGAGAGCTGAACTTAACATCCAGCGACAAAGAGCGGATATGCAACGATGGTGGCAAGGAATTGCTCGAAAGATTGTCAAAGAGAAAGACCCCGAGGAAAAAAAGAAACTACTCGATCTCAATCTTAGATATCATCTTTCTGGCGATGTTCTTGGTGGTGCTCTGGATTTTTCCAGACCTCTTGCTGTCGTGGGCTCCGAGGCTCTGACACATGAGGAACTACAGGTGGTACGTCCGGTTACGGAGAGCATTATCGCGCTTCGTAAATCTATTCCAGTATACTTTCAGACCTTGTTGGCTGAATAGGAGGTGTTCATGTGGGGAAAATACTCTCGTGGCTATGGAAAAATCGTCGCGATGTCGCTTCTTTTGGTGCTGGTGCTGTCGCCTCTGGCAGCGTCTTGGCCTTTCTTCTCTGGGACAAAAGCAAAAACGGAGACAGTGGATTCATCGACCATGGAGCAACTGAACTTGTTAATCGATCAATTGGAGAATCAGTTGACCGAGCAGGAGCAGATGTTGAGCAACTCCAACGCGACCATAGCGAGCTTATCCAAGGAGCTGTCGATAGTAAAAGCACTCTTGCCAGTATCCGAAGCCTCGTACAAAACCTTGAAAGGGGAATACGATAGGTTGGTTGCGGAAGTGGCGCGGCTTGAGAAGAACCAGAAAAGCGACTGGGGCGGACTTGTGGGACTTGGTGGTACATACACGCCATCAACCGGACAAATCGGCGCTGAGGCTACCGTAGGGGCTACATATAAAAAATGGACACTCACTATGGGAGTCGGGTTCCAGCCTGCGACATGGTGGCCTATCGCGCCTACTATAAACGACCTGAATTTCAAGACCGGATTGCAGTTCTCATTCTAACGTTCTCTAATCGATTACAGAACAGCCTCCCCTAATCGGGAGGCTTTCTTTATCAACCGGAACAGATAGATGGTCGCTACCGCAAACCATAATAGAAGATTCACGTACAGCGAGAACAGCGTGTACCCTTTCACCACCAGCGCGACACGGAACGTCCCAAGCGAGATCGCCACGTACAGCAACGAGAAGGCCACGCCAGCCAACGCAAGCCGTCTGGTGCGTATGCAATGTACTTTCGCCCAATACAAAGCAAGCAGAGCCAGCACATCCGACAGCAATAATAAAATCCCCATATCTCCCATTGACAACCATCCTTTGGTAAGTTACTATTAATCATCCTTCTTGCGAGTGCGTTCACCTCCTTTCCCCCGAGATTCATTCCCTCGGGGGTTTTACATCTTCGGCATCGGCAGCCAGCTATCAACCGCGCCCTCGACAATCCTCACTGACGAATAGTCGCCCCAGTTGTCGATCAACTCGTACCAGCCTTCTGTCACGTAGTACTCATCCTTAGCCTCGTCATAGTCGCAATCTTCAGGCTCGCAATCGTCTGATGCCACTTCTTGGAACTTACGGAAGTACTCAGCACGGACAACGCACTCTCTGCCATAGCGGCTTTTATAGTGTGCTAGGACTTCTTGGTCTTTGTCCGGCAAGCGTTCGGTGGCGGGAATGGTGGTGAGTTGCTTTGCAAGCCATGCGGTGAACGCTGGTCTGTAGACATTTTTTCCACTATCGCTCAATGCGATTATTGCGCTTTCACCCGTTTCCCTCTCATACCGTTTCATGAGTTCGTTCATACTAGAATCTCCTATAATTCATATCCGCGATATTTTTTTAATTCATTCGTTCCCTCGATATCTTTTTTTGATCTTTGCCTCTCGTGCTTATTCGCGCACTTTTTCAAAAAACTACGATATCTTGAGTGATGCCTTGATTTCCAAGGTTTTTTATCGTCTACCTGAAGTCTGGCAGATTCGACCTGTTCTGGTGAATCGTATTCCATTCCTACGCCCTCCTATTCCACGCATCGATTGCCTGTTGCTTTGTTGGATACCCGTCAGTGCACACAAGCACTGGTTTATCAATATACACATTCCATTCGTCTTTCTTTTCCACCCACTCATCATCCTCAAAGCGTTCGACATCTTCTTCGTGATGTATTTATGGGTACAAGTTTTTATCCCACGGTGTCGGTAAGCAACCATTTTCATCAACCCTACCTAAATCTTTTGCCCTGAATTTATAATCACCATCAATTTCTATCACCTCCATCAAGTGCATTTCCTCAATTTCGTTTTCGTAATCAACGGTAACACTTTCTACAAATTGGTAGCCTATTTCATAATTTTTCATCCCTTCCTCCCTTCCAGTTCCTCATCGGTCATAAGCGGCAAGTCGTAAAACACAGGAGTCTCCCCAAAATGATTCGAGTCCTGCATAAAGTCTGCCATAGCGTGCTTGATGATATTTTCCTCCAGCGCCTCGTTGGTGATTCCAGTGCAAGCGTTCACACATAGAACAATGCGTTTGGCGTTGGCTTCCACCTCTTCCAATGGTTTACCACCAAGTTCTGCAATGCTTGTGTAGTCTCCTTTTGCAAATATAGATGACAGTGAAGCATAATGCCACCTATCTCTTCTAGCTTCCCACGGCTCTTTTGTGTGTTTCATGTTTACTCCTTTATTCCAAAGACTTTCTTACACAATCTTTTCGGCACGTTTTCTTTTTTAATCAACACGGAACCATCTTCCATCACGTTGTCTAGCATCGGTGACGGCTCAGGCTTGAACGGCCTAGACTCGACTGGCTTTCCGTTGTAGAGCCTAGTGCATTCACCTGTATTTTTGTTCAGCATCATGCCGTAGGTATCGACTTCCGCCCTCGGCACCCCTCCCGCATGGCCGTCAAATGTCCAGCCCCCGAATGGCGGTACGGGCTTCGGTGGTTGATACAAATATGGGTTATCAAACTTCATGCCATCATCGCTGGTTTTGATACCGGGTAGCGGATGGTATCTGGACTCATCGTCTATATACGTTCCTAGCATCGTCATGCGACCACCGAGATTTGGCTTGATACCAGTATTAATCCATCCACATGCAGCCGTGATAATCTCTAGAGCCTCACCCAAGGCTTGCAACTCCATCATCCATCTATCGTTCTGATTTGTGGATTTGATCAAGAGATACGGAATGGTGTCGATAAACATGATAGGCCAAGTTTCACCGCCGCATTTAAAGCAAGGTATACGGTATCCAGCAGGGCCGAAGGCTATCTTGCAAGTCTTGCAATACAGCGTGTCGCAATTCTTGCCAATATGCACAGACTTGCCATTGCCATCCGCTATCTCGCCTGTTTTTAGGTTCATTGCGATTGTCATGATTTTCTCCCTTCAGCATCAATCATGCCAGACTCCCATACTCTCACCCCATATTCTTTGGAAAAACTGCTTGGCTGTTGGTCGAGTATGGCTTCGTGTAATTTTACAGAGTCCAGCACAATTCCCTTTTCCAACGCCTCATTGGTGATTCCAGCGCAAGCATCAATTGTTAGATTACATCTAGATTCAGTAACGGCTAGCCACCTGTCCTTTTCTTGTAATATCAAACAAATTTCTGATGGAGATACGCCAAGATAAGTTGCCATTCTCCTGTCTGGGAATCCAAGCCTGTGCATTACTTTGATTGCAACTACTTCTGCGGTGGTTAATTTTGCATATGTATTGTGCATGCCAAATTTTTGTACATAGTATTTTGCCCTGCCTTTTGCTTCCTTGTCTGCATTATTCTCTGCTCTCGTCCCAATCCACAAATGACTTGGATTTACACATAACGGGTTATCACAAGTATGGCAAACACAATCGCTGTCTTTAAGTGATACGTTGTTATGCAACATATAAGACATTCTATGTGTTGTGATTGTTTTATGACCATAGTGCAATACGCCATAACCGGCAGACCGCGTTCCTTTTGTCCATATCCAACAATCATCTTCACCTTTTTTATCGACATTATCCCAAAACTTCTTTATATACTTTTCTTGCCTCCACGGTTCTTTCGTGTGTTTCATACTCTCCCACTTTGCGCCCTGCGCTCCTTCTTGCTCATCTTCGGCTTGACCCTCGGCATTACCGGAACGATTCTCGACTGGATCACGGATATTCCGCACTTCTTGCAGACACCGAGAAATCCCTTGCCTTCGACAAAACGCTTGGTTGTGTCGTCGATGATGTGGATACAATGGTTCATGATTGCTCCTCCACTCTCTTAAACTCGATTACCCACACCCATGGATTATCAGACCATGGATAACCACGCTTAACGTTGATTTTGTTCCACAACCTTGCATACCAAAGCACGCAATCTCCTCCAGCTTCTAAGTCTGGATAGCCTTCCTTGATCGCATCGAAAGGGCTGATATCCTGTAACCGCTCGATTCTGACATCGGTAACCTCTAGCGTGATGCGTGAAGCCCAATGTGGCATGAACATGGGTGAACGCTTCATAAGACCACCAAGAGCCTCGCTAGCAAGGTAATGGACGTTTGCGCCATTCGGGATAAGGCTTGGTTTGAAAGCATCGAAGTAGTGTGTTGTTGCCCATGCCTCTTTCACCCACAAGCGATCGCCAATCACTCCGTAAGGACTCAAAAGTACATGAGCGCCATTATAATCTGCGTCTTGTGGGAATTGTGGTTTACAAATACGCCTTGTCATGGTCTTCGTGCCACCAATGATACCTCTTACGCTCTCGGGTCCCATGATAATTGAATGTTCGTTCATGATTGCTCCTTCGCCTTGTGGATGTTGCCGATGACCTCCGACATGCAAGTATCTCCGTAATAATCATCAATCGAGAAACCGATTATTCTTGCATACCCATAACACCCCTGCCCGTAAGTCTTGGACTCTTTGCGTGATTCATAAGTAACGGTTAAAGTACCGCCATTCGACCACTTCAAAATATCCCCCTCAAAAATTCTCGTCCCGTTCTTGTCGGTGAGTCCGGTAAACTGCTCCTTGATGTACCTATCGTCATGCCAAGGATTGGACATATTGTACATGGCTTCCAATCCAGCAAAATTCAAAAAGTCGTCAATCATGCGGTTTTTCTTAGTATCCCATGCTCTGAATGCAAATTCTCTCATACACCCTCCAGCTTTCGTCCGCAAAATGGACAGTATGCAATCTCAAAGTCGCCAGTGTTCTCATGTTCGGGACTTTGAATCTGAATCTCGCTGTACCCATAACTTGTCACATATAACGACAGCTTCATGCCGTTATGCTCCAAGGTCTTTTTGGAATCCTTCTTGCAGTACTCGCAACCAACGGGATGCTCGGAGAGCCATTTTTTGGCACGCTCGACTGCTTCGGTTCCAACGCACATAGTATCATTGAACGGGCAATTAACGCCCTCGTTGATGTATGAATTGCTACCACCATAACAAATAATCCGACCGCATCCACCATTTCTAACTATCGTCTCACAAATAAATCTATCCATTGATTCCATTCCCCATCTCCTTCGCCTTCTCATCGTACTGCATGATTCCCCACTGAATGGCGCAACAACACCAGATAAAATGATCAGTGAAAACCCTGCAAGAACTCCATGAAAAATCATCCATCGGGATATCCAATGAACAGTGCTCACGAATAGCCTCAACGGCTTCGTACTCATCATTGCAATGGAGCAAATCGTACAACTCAAATTTTTCATTTTCTGTGAGTTCTTCTTCTTGCTCCCGCCCAAGGCATTCACGCGCATGATCAACAACGCAGTCCTCAAATTCTTTGATGCTAAACTCTCTGATACCGTCACCGAAAATTGATTCTGAAAGGCACTTCTCAGACCAGTAATCGAAATTCGGATGCACTTCGCCATCATTACTTCTAAAGAACTCGAACATATCCTCAATCCGCGAGAATACATATGTTCCCATATCGCCGGTGTAGACTAGATGATGTGGGAATGTGACCAGATCAAAATAGAAAGCGCTTTCGTGTGGTTTCCTGAACCGTATATGGCGGTATAAGCCATCGTTTTTAAAGATGGTAATCTCATGCTCTTTTACATCCTTCAGAAAATTTTCTTTTGTTACTTTATGATTCATTTCATCTCCTTCGCCTTCTGCAAGGCCCATTCCCCAACCCGCCACAGCGGATACACCGCCACGGCCAGAACGAACAATACCAGGAATCCGATACAGCCATCCATATCCACCTCTACCATCAGTATACCGTATCTTGGTTAAATGTCAACTAAAACTTTGCCCCATTTTCAGGGGCATGTGACCGCTTGGGGACGTCTCCCGCACAAGCTTGCGGCTAGCTATAGCACAAAGATATGACAATTGCGGGATTCTGTCAAGGTTTGTGACAAAAGCAACGTTATAAGTTTATGCCACACATATCGGGGCAATCATTGCAGTACCCTATGAATGTACTTTTGTCGTGCATACTTACAAGGCATTTACTCCCCAGAAATTTGACAGATTCAGCACGTATCAATCCTGATTCTATGTACATATTTTTCTTATCAGGTCTAAAAACGGTATCGATCACTTTGGAATTTACCAACAGTTCATTTTGTAGTTCGTTCTTTTCAATTCCATCTTTAATGCTTGTGTTGAAATCGCAGGTGACGACACGCAGCACGGATTTGCAAAACTTTTTAAGCCTGTGGTATTGGTTCAGTCGGTGTGCTATCTCTTGCTTGCTATCTAGGGCTGAGATTGAAGTGTTGACACATATATTGAGTTTTTGCATTTTCTCAAGCAAGTTGTCTGTTAATACCTCCCAATGTTTAGTGATGATAACTATAGGCTTATCGGCAATCGAAAGAATCTCACATACATTGATGGTATGCTCCCAATTGTATGACGGGTCGCCCATTTCACCTATCCTGATAAAAGGCATATCGATATTTCGGATTTGATGTACTATGTCACCTATATGCTCCTGATCGCTAGCATCGAACAAGTATAGCTGGTCACACTCACGGCTAAAACCTCTTTTTACAGTGTGGGTAAAATCGAGCTTGTACCTTTTCGCTATCTGCAATGCGTAGCAATTCCCATAGCATCCAAGCGGCTTGTCTTTCCCACACACCAAGCACCCTTTAACAGTGTCGAGGATGTAGCATCCCCGACTATTTTTACTCAAGGTTATCTTTTCAAGAAATGTTTTCACAGCCTGCCGACCTTGCTGAATCTGTCACCGATATTAGAAATGTCACCCTTGTAGAACACCAATATTTTCTGTTCAGATTTCGGGAACTTCCTGGTATTCAGGGTAACTTTTGCGTGTGCCCTTCTGGTAAACTCTGATTCAAGATAGGTTATTTTGTTATAGATGTGTAAGCCTTGTGACTTGAAAAATAACTCATGCTCTGCCTCACAGCCATAGTACGCACCCTTGCTGTCACGAGAATCCCCAATCATAACCACAAAGAAACAATCATCGTTCAGAACTGAAATAGCTTTCTTGTATCCCTCAAAAAGCATGGCTCTAAATTCCTCATACGTGCTGAGTGAATTGAGTTCATTGGCTGGTGGCTTCCCATCATAGTCAAGATATTTCTCTACCTTGTAGTACGGTGGACAGGTAAAGCACAGGTCGAAATTACCAGCGGGCACATACGATGAAGAATCACTTTTTATCCATTTGGCACATCCAAAATCAGAGCAAAGCATATTGTTTGCATCACACTGGTTTTGCCTAATTTCGCTTGCAACATACTCATAGCCATAACTGCCTGTGATAAAACCGAACTGAACACCACCGCCAAACGGGTTGTACACTCTTTTACCGTCTTTTGGCATAAAGAACCTAAGAATAACTTCACACGCAACAGGGTCAAGAACTGAAGCATTCGCATTCAATGACTTCTCACGGTGGTCAACTATCTCTCCATCTTCTACAGTCTGATAGCCAAGCACTACGTTTGACAATCCATTGGTTCCCTGCCAGCAACCGCTACGAGTAGCGGCTTTCGGGTCTGGAATATCGAACTTTACCCCAGCGGCTTCAATCTGTTCATTCCATTCCTTTTTCATTTTCATCCAGTCACCCTTGTAAGAGTTCCAACAGTTGGTCATGGTTGCGTGTGCAAGCCTTTTAAACCTTACTTGCGACATTTCTCCATGCACCATGTAATGGTATCCGCTTAATTCAAGATAGGTCTTGAAACCAACTGAAGCCAGAACGCTTGGTTTCTCAAGGTCATGCTTTGTTGAAACCGTCATGATCATTGGATACCCAAAAGTGTTCTGCTCAATAATCTTCTCAAGCATCATCTTGTATAAGTCAACGTCTTTCTTATCTTCCTCCATTGCAGATTGTAGCAAGCAAAACTCACCAACCTCATGGTTAATTTGGAATGTGAAGAATCCAGCGAACTCGCTGTTAACCTCAAGCACCACTGCTGAGTGTATCTGCATATTCTTTCTTGCGGCACGGTATGCAACTTTGTCACGGATAGCCAAATCAGCTATCTTAATAGAATACTCAGAATCAACAACCTTTTCGATGCACTTGATTTCGATAACGTCCTGGAATAAATCGTCCTTTTTTGTAATAGCCATACATTCCTCCATAAAAAAGCCCTGCACCACCTTACCACCTTTTCAGGTTCGACACGGTAAGACAATGCAAGGCTAACTAGTTTTTGATAACCAGTCGGGTAAGTGTCGATGTTACCTAACTAATCTCAAATACATCATACCATATTATACTATATTGTCAACACTTTCTTTTAACTATTTATCAACCCTATTCAATCTTAACTAACAACTAGATGCTCTATGGTGGATGTTGGTGCTCGTGCGTAAGCTCCCCAACCCCGAGTAAACGAGGTTGAGCAACTCACAACCTATGCTCTACGGAGCCATGCCGTATGCCAGTTGCGGTGACCGAGTGCGATACCACCGATCACTTTGGGCAGTTGACGGACTGTATCATCCGCTACTAACGCCTTGCCCTTTGCGCTCCCATCGTTGCCTCTTCCGTAGTCACCCTGTAGAGGCTCGGACAGCCCCAGACCCAAAACCCATTCTGCCAAAATCCAAAGCTCCGAATACCTGGACATAAAGAAAGCCTTAATGCAGGTGTTCGGTAATCAGCCGATACTTGACGCCCAATAACAACGTCAATCCACCTACACTAAGGCTCATGCTTGCAGTTATTGTGCTTCACGGTTGATTAGTCCGTAGCCCAAATATACCCCACATCCCCTCCAGTTGTCAACCAAAAAAATAAGTGTAAATAAGTGTTGACACATGGTGTAGCATGGTGTAGTATATAGGTAAGGATAGATAAAGGAGATACGAAATGGAAAAAGCAACCATGATTCAGAAAATCGAGAACCTTAAGAACGGAACCGGAATCAGCACCTACACCACAAAAGCTGGATATGTCACCAAAGACGCATACCGCACTATGACCCTCACCGATGCTGGAATCGCCTCCGAAGCATGGACAACCCCGATCGCCTACGAGGCCGTGACCCACGTCGAAGGCAGAAAAGACTGGGGGAAAAAGTTCATCGTTATCACCCTTGCCAATGGCGCAGAAATAGACATAAAGAGGGACTAAGCCGAAACCGCCTTCGGGCGGTCTACCAGTGAAGCTGGTACTGACGAGGCTGTCAGCGAAACAAGGGAGGAATGACATGGGATTCAAGAACGGACGCACCACAACGGAGATTGTGGATGAGCTGACCACAGAGCATGGTCCGAGGGGAGCGATTTTCTACATGGTGGGAGTCGTGGAGGCGGTCGAGGAACAGACCGCACGGTATCGGGCGCAGATTGACGACCTTATCCGCGAGGTAGGGCAACTTCGGGAAGCCGAGGCCGAGAGAAGCGATTATCCTGTTGACGTACGACTGGTGGATGTGACGGCTGAACGCGATGAGTACGAACGCGCGTTCAAGGAACTGAGAAAGGTGGTGGAGCAGACTCTGCCATGCGACAGGGGGAGATAGATGAATCTGAGCCAGTACGCGAAAGACCGAGGGCGCTCACCGTCCTCAATCTGGAACATCTGCAACCGTTTCAACATCGGGCAGGTGAAATACGAGAACGGCAGAATCCAGCGGTTGCTGTCGGAAGAGGATGTGAAGGAACTGGACAGGAGGTGGAGGAAATGATCGGTTCAAGTTGCACATGGCCTTCGGGAGATTGGGGCGATGAGTACGTGGAGGGAATGCGGAAACTTGGAATCGAGTTTGATGACGAGGAATATGACGACAACGATCTTGAGGGCGAAGAATCGGAAACGGAAGAAGGAGATGAGGAATGAATATTTACGAAAAACTGAACGCGGCGCGATTGCGGTTTCAAGAGAAGAACGTGAAAATGACAGGGGAAAACAGGGGAATCACCCGAAACGGTGCGAATGCCAGATACTACGAGCTATCCGATATCCTCCCAGTCCTCACGCCTATCTGCATCGAACTAGGAATCTGCAACCTAGAGAACTTCGGGGAAGAGGCAACGTTGACCTTGGTGAACACCGAGAAAACGGATGAATTTATTGTATTCCATAGCCCAATGTCAACCGCAGACCTGAAGAACTGCCACCCCGTGCAAAGCCTTGGAGCCGTGCAAACCTACCTCAGACGGTACTTATACCAGAACGCCTATTCAATCGCAGAGAGCGATGCACTAGACGGTGCGGACGCAAAAAAAGACGACCCAGCGCAAGCCCTCAAAGAAAAGAAAATGACTGATGAGGACTTCCGCACTATGGCGTGGGACATGCTCCTTGCCTCCGCGATGCCTGATGACAAAAAAGATGCTTGGATGAAGGCGTTTCAGACCCTGACCATGCCGAAAATCCACAACCTCATCGACATGCTGGCAGGTGCGAAAAAATGAATATCACCTATGACGACTTCGGACATGAGTACCGGGTAGTGGATGGGGTAAAATCCATCCGCATTCCGAGTATCACGCAGATCATGAAGGAAACGGGAATCATCAAACCAAGCACCTACGAGATCCCAGAGATGTACGCGAATCGTGGAACCGAGGTTCACGCAATGACTGAACTGATGGACACTGGCTTGTACGACCATATGTTCTGTTCCGCAGAATCGATCCCGTTCATGCTTCAGTACGAGCAATTCCTGCTCGATCACGACATCGAATACCTGGAATCGGAGAAAATCGTATTCAACGAATCCCTGTTCATCGCTGGACGGTACGACCGACTCTGGAAAATCGATGGAGATTTGCACCTGACGGACATCAAGACCACGAGCGCAAAGATGAGGGATCATGTGGTGCAAGTGGCGTTCTATGCAATAAATGTCATAGGATACCCAAGAATCTCAAACCTTTACCTTCACGAAACCGATTATAAACCTCACACATGGCTTGAATCGGAGCGCATCGAGGCCCTAGAGGTTCTGGACGCGATGAGCCGATGTTATTGGTTCGCGCATCCACGGGATTATAAGGCACTGAGGAAAATACAGGAGGGCGGGAAATGAGTGAAAGAAAATATCACGAGGGCGATATTTTTAAGACTGTCGGGGAATTAGCGGAATGGCTCGATCAAGGGAATTCCGTCTACATTTACGGGAGATTTAACCATCTTGGTTGGGTCACAAGCTTCCAATTCCGGTATTTGCAAAACATCATCAAGTCGGGAGTGGTCACAAAAGCCATTCCACAGGAGCCAGCGAAATGAGTTATGGAGAAGACATCCTTAGAGGCATGATAAAAGTAGGTGACCAGTGGGTTGAGAAAAAAGACGGACAAGAGCACATGATGAAGTTGATCAACACTTCGTACATGGTGAATGGCACACTTTTACAAACAGCCGTAAGGGTTGTTGATTTAGGTGTGTTGAAAGATGGACTCCTTCCGTGTCCAGTTTGTGGTGAATACCCAAAACGTGTAGAAATATCCTATCATTCGTACTGCATTATTTGCAATAAAGGCAATCATGATTTTAAAGCATTCCCAGAAGATGGAAAAAATAATGCTGACAAATTTTGGAACAGGAGAGCATAGCCATGACCATCACCCTCCCCGCCTCTTCCATCCAGCTTATCATAACCGACAAAGCCCTATACGCACAGTGGCTGAGGCTACAGACCCGGGCGTTGGAGAAAAAGGGAGGGTATCTCACTATCACGGTCGAGGAGCCGAAGCGACCGAGAACGACAGGCGAAGGCAGTCAGAACAGCCATATACACGGCCATTGCGGAAATATCGCGGAACAGATTTCGATGGACAAAGACCATGTGTACACAGCTATCAAGCGCATGGCTGTCGGCACTCTCGGCTATCCGACATGGCTGAACCCGATGGACGGGAAAGAAGAACCGCTACCACAGCATTTCGCATCGGTTGAGCAAGCATCGTTGCTGATTCAGATGTGCCACCAGTTCGCGGATACGAACAAGCTATGGCTGATTGAGAACATGGATAATCGGACGGTGAAAACACTTTTTGGAAAGGAGATGAAATGAGAGAGATTAAATTTAGGGCATGGCTACCAGAAAAAAATGACATGATGCCCATTTATGAAATAGATTTCTGGAATAGGCTAATAAATCACGATGGAAACTGCGGTATGAAAAGAAAATATATCCTCGAGCAATTTACTGGATTACTGGATATAAATGGCAAGGAAATATATGAAGGTGATATATGCAAAAACCACCAAGGACTCATAGGGTCGATCACATGGGATTCTATTCATGCAAGATTTGGATTTAGCATTATGCTTACCTGCACAGATCAAAAGCGTAGGCCAGTGGCGCAACCAATAGCAACAACATCAAAGCTTTTGATTATCGGTAATATTCACGACAAGGAGATGAAGGTATGAAACTATGGGATTGGGTGCGGTATTGCGGTGGGTATTTTCGGGTTTGCAACATCAGTTGCGGACAGGCACTAATCAGCGATGGGATTATTTACAAGCGCGTGTCGTTGAGCGTCCTGGAGGCTGTGGAAATCGAAGTGGACGATGACCCGTATCTGGAGGAATAGTTGCATATTGCATTCTATGATATCATATGATATAATAATAAATCATAGGGGGCATTATGGAAAACCTAGAGGAACTTAAAAAAAGATTCAGGCTTGTAGATGGCGTGTTAGAACGGTTTTATGATAGAGAAAAAAAATGGATGAAGGCTTATTTATACGTTGCCAATAAATACGTTAGCGTTGAGTTTTCGTATAATCATATTTCTTACCATAGGGTTTATTGGCAGCTATACTACAATGAGCAGATTCCAAAAGGGATGATGCTAGACCACATAGATGGGAATACACTTAACAACGATTTGAGTAATTTGAGAGTTGTTACACCAAGAGAAAACTCTAGGAACACGGCAAGGATAAGGGCTGGGAACCATGTTGGAGTTAATATGACTAAACATAGAAAGCAAATATTATGGTCTGCAACAGTTTATATCAAAAAAATCCAAGTGCGTATTGGTAGATATAAAGACCAAAAAATAGCCTGTTATATCCAAGAGTTTGCAGAGAAATTGTTGTATCTTTATGATGGCGACAAACAGAAATTCAGAGAAGAAGTGAGAAGACGACTAAAAAAGGAGAAAGAGGATGAGCAAAGAAGAGAAGTCAAAGATGGTCACGGTCAGTATTGTTTTGGAGAAGGATTTGTTGGAAACTATCAATCTCAATGCAACCAAGAATGGTAGGAAATTTAGCCAAGAGATTAGATATCAGTTGCATAAGGTTTATGAAATTACAGAAGAAAAATTATAACAACGTGGATAATAAGGAGTTGCTATGAAAGTCTTAGTCGCCTGTGAGGAATCGCAAGCCGTAACCATCGAACTGCGCAATCTCGGCATCGAGGCGTACTCGTGCGACATCATCCCTTGTAGCGGCGGACACCCTGAGTGGCATCTACAGCAAGATGTTACACCATTGTTGGAGCAAGATTGGGACATGATTATAGCGTTTCCTCCGTGTACGTATCTAAGCAATGCTGGAGCATCACATTTATGGAAGGGCCATAGATTGAACAATGACCGTTATCAGAAAGGTTTGGAGGGAAAAGCGTTTTTTATGCAATTTTATAATTGCAAATGCAAACGGATTGCGATAGAGAATCCAATGCCAAGCGCGATATTTGGAATGCCAGAATGCACACAAGAGATACAGCCGTGGCAGTTCGGGCATCCAGTACGGAAAAGAACAAGGCTTTGGTTAAAAGGTTTGCCACCACTTTCCCCAACAGAAATTGTCGAGCCGATACAAAGCTGTCACGATGCACACACATGGTTTTCTAAAGGAGGCAAGGATAGGCAGCGCAATAGAGCAAAGACATTCCCAGGAATCGCAAAAGCAATGGCAACTCAGTGGGGACTACTCGATGAATCCTATCCATCGGTCACGCAATTGGAATTATTTAATGCTTGACACCACCCCACGACATGGTATAATTGGCTATGAACATAAAAGCTTGGGAGTTCGCCTTGCTAGAGGCGATGAAGAAAGAATCAGTAAGCGGACACTATCACGGAACTTATCTAGACCTTGTAGACCTGACTGGCTGGCAGGTAAAAACGGTGATGAAGTATGTGAAACACTTAATCGCCAGCCGTGATCTGGAAGTGGTGACGCGAGGGCGGTACGGGAAACCGTCTATCTATAAAATAAAGGAGGAATGAATGGCTGATAAAATCTATTGCGGAAAAGCAAAGGAGGTGCAAGGAAATTACGGGGCATACTATCGCATCAATCTGTGCCTTTCCGACATCCCAGCCGAACACATCACGACCGTGGGAAACGGGAAGCAGTACGTGAATCTAGACCTTTCGATGATGAGAGCGAGGGACGATAAGGGCAACACGCACACCCTGTCGGTCAACACATGGAAGTCAGACGGCAACGCTCAAGGAGGGGCGAAACCACAGCAGAAGCCACAACCGAAGCCCGCACCGAAGCGACAGGAGGCGCAGTTTGCAGGGCCGGAAGAGTTTGAAGAGGATATCCCATATTGATCACGCAAGGGGCGCACAGAAACCAGTCGAGCCATGACCGACCGCCCCTAAAACCCCAAAGATTGCCAAACAAAAGGTGTTGGCTGCTTGCAGGTGGTACGGATAACCTGATAGTGATGGTAGAAACCATCTTAGATTGCCAGACCTGAAAAATGGCATTTGAACGGGAATGGTGGCAGTCGGGAGAGACCGGCACTTGATTTTAACGGAATAGATAAAGGAGGTTTGATATGCACCGTGCGGGAGAAAGCCCCGCGTTTTGGGTTACGATATCGAGGGAGTGGCGGAACTGGTAGACGCACGCACCATATGGCACGCTCACATCGGGTAAATTTGCAACGTTCCAAAGGTGTACCGATACAGTGCAGGTTCGACTCCTGCCTCCCTCATAGCCCGCATGGGTGAACATTTCATAATTAATCTGGCCTAGAGAAAGCCGTGTGGAAGCCACGGCGATCGGGGGATTGTCGCGCTGGATGCCTGACCGGTGCGGACTAGGGAGCAAAGCCCGAATCCTCCAAAGGGGGAATGAATGACACTGAGAGAGCGCATTGAAATGATAGAGCAGAAAACACGTATGCTCAACGCTTGCTGCTGGAAATGCGAGGTATGTGGAAAGCCACTGACGTTGGACGGTTGCCAACTAGCGCACCGTTTGCCCTCGACCAAGTACAACCTTTCGCACTTTGGCAAATCGCTTATCCACCATCCCAAAAATCTGGCTTGCGTGTGTGGCTTGAAGTGCAACAGCGCGGTTTTGCTGAACATCGCAACGCATCCAATAGAGGCTGGCAATCTGATAGAAGCGATCAGGGAGGATCTATGCTCGTGACCATTTACGGTGACCCCATCCCTCAACTCCGTCCACGAATCACCACGGTAAACGGATATGCGCGTTCCTACGACCCAACCAAGAGCCGTGACTACAAGGACTACATCCGGCTAGCTATCGCGGGAAAGTGCGACATGATGCTAAGTGCGGTGGTGTTCAGGATGGACATCTATCTTGCTATCCCGAAATCGTTCTCCAAGAAGAAAACACAATTGGCTATTGAGAAGCAATTACTTCCCACTTCCAGACCCGACATCGACAACGTGGAGAAAACGGTATTCGATGCACTCAAAAGCGTTGCATGGAAGGACGATTCGCAGGTGGTGGAAACGCATATCAGAAAGTTCTACGGTGAACAGCCGAGAATTGAGCTGGAAATAACGGTGGTCGAATGAGCGACCGATACTTCCCTCCTAACACCCGCGTCCGATACCAGGGCGACTTCTGGACGGTGCTAGGGCAAGCAGAGTTTGTGACGATCATCAACGAGCGCACGGGACGCTGGATACAGGTCATGGCCGATTTATTGGAGGTGGCAATTTGAACGTTCCGAAAGTATACGCAGACCCCCACGAGGCGGCGAAGGAAAGCCGAGAGCACAAGGCGGTATCCCAGCCCCCGTTTTTCATCCAGACCGTCCGAGGCCGCTTTCTTATCCAGATATGCTACCCGTTGCATGGAAGCCCGTATCCGGTGTACAAAACCGCGAACGGTATCAGGGTGCATGATTTCAAAGTGACCGCAAAGATGGTGGACGCGGTGAAGGAGTGGAAAGCATGGTAGACAAAACAGATACGCAGGTGCTACAATCCAAGGCATGGGAGAATCTAGTGAAGCAAGTTGAATATCTGAACACATTCGCGGGAAACCGAAGCGAGAACGCAAAGCTGACCAAGATGGTCAAAGAAGCTATGGACAAGGCAAAGGAGCAGATGAAATGAAGAAAGCACTTCCAATCATCTCTATGATCGCCTACATCGCTCTCTACGCCATCATCACCAAAGACCTTGCACTTGGACACCACTTGCTGGCAACGCTGTTTGTAGCGGTTCCCCTAGCCATCCTAGCGCAGTTCGCCAAAGAGGTCGGGGGATGGAGAATACTCTCAGACATCATCATGGGAAAGACGTTCTGCCCCTCATGCAACGGTACTGGCATTGTTGCCAAAGATGGAAACTTCGAGAAATGTGACATTTGCAACGGAACGGGCATAAAACGCTATAAGGATACCATTTAATGGGAAGAAGGGTAACAGTAGAAAGCCATCCTCAAAGGGATGCGATAGTAAAAGCTGTTATCTCAGGGAGAAAGAGCTATCAAGACATAGCCGAACGTTACGCAATACCGAAGTCCACACTATGCTTTTACGTAAAAGAGCGCCTTATGCCAGCAGTAGCGAAGGTGAAGGCAGTCGAGCAGAAGAAAGAGGGTGATGCGTTCCTAAACCGCATTGAAACAGCGATGGTGCGGGTGCAGAAGCTCTACGATGCTTGCGACAAGTGGCTACTCGACAGCGATAACCCCAACGAGTACAACCTAGACCCAAGAGCATCGGAATACACAGTGATATACCTTGAGCCAGAAGTAGAGGGACAGCAGCGCAAGCGCAACAAATGCTCATTGCAACAGCTCCTAGACCGCATTGAGGCTTCAGGACGGGAAAAGCTTTTGGTAGAGTCAAAGACCGCCGATGTGCGCAAACTACTCCTAGATACCGCTATGGTGCTCAACAAGCAACTAGAGCTGTTGGCCAAGATACAGGGACTGGTAAAAGACAATCTGAACGTCACGGTGAATGCCGAGAACATCTACACCAACATCATCCAAGTGATCAGCAATGCAACAAAGGAATTTCCAGACATAAGGGAGCGTATTATTGGAGAACTTGAAAAGTCTACCAAATCTATCACTGGATAAGATATACGCCTCAGCTATTCTCGGCCTGTCCCGCTCAAGGTACGTCAAGTCCTTGGGCTTTGTTCCGTTCGACTGGCAGTTCATGGTTCTGGAATCCACGCATAAGAGAAAGCACATACTCGGAGCTAGGCAGGTTGGGAAAAGCACGATTGTAAGCTCGATACCGTGCCATAGGGCGCGTTTCTTCCCCAAGAGCCTGTCTATCATCATGGGAGCGACAGAACCTCAGGCACGGGAGGATATGGAAAAGGTCAAGGACTTCATCAGCCGCGACCTAGACTACCCTAAAATCATACGTGATAGCGACTCATTGCTGGAATTGAGCAATGGAAGCCGTATCGTGGTTGTCCCAGCTACCGAGAAATCAGCCCGTGGGTACTCATCTCCCGATGTCATAGTGCTGGACGAGTGCTCACGTATCGAGGACGCGGTATATCGCTCCGGTGTCATGCCCATGCTCACGAACAACGAGAAGTGCGAGGTCATACAGATATCCACCCCGAATGGCAAGCGAGGATTCTTCCACAAGGCATCGGAAAACGAACGGTGGGAACGATTTATCATACGCGCACCTTGGGATGTATCCACCGATGGATGGTCACTCATAGAGGCGATAAGCGAGTCTGAGTTCAAAGCGATCATGGCAAAGCGTGGTGTCACCGCGTTCTACAGCCCACGGCATTATATATTCGATGAGCAGTTGGGTAACCTGGACGAGATGGGACGCGACATGTACAAGCAGGAGTATTGCTGTGAGTTCGTGGAGCCGAACGAGCAGGTGTTCAGCTATGACGAGATCAACGCGATATTCAAGGGCACATCCAAGCCTCTTGACTTCTCGATTGGGAGCGCACAAGGGCTGGAATTGCCAATTAATTACTGAAAGTTCGGGCATGAGTACCGGATTATCCGAGGCTGATACAAAAACATGGGGAATAAATTGACAAATGGCTAAAGAATACCTGATTTTAGTAGACCCCGGGAAGAAGCGCGACCCCACCGCAATCATGGTGATGCGTGACAACATCAAGATACTGGACGGCTCCAAAAGGGCTGGAGTTCCAGACAAGATTCAGCACTTCTATGAGATTATCCACTTGGATAAAGTGATCGATACACGCTTCACCGAGGTTTGCCGGATTATCAACGTAATCACCGAGCATCGGGACATAAAGAACAACCACGACTTGGTGATTGACGGAACAGGCATAGGTGAGGTCGTGATAGACATTCTCAGGGAGAATTATTTAATTCCTGTACCGATAGTGTTCACAGGCCCGGGACAGGTGCGCGAGGTGTTCTCGTCTTTCGGAAAGGTGTTTGGGAACGGATTCACAGGCGCTCAGGTGCTCAAGGAGATACACGTACCGAAAGAGGATTTGGTTGCGGCAGGACAGAACATCGTACAGCAAGGAAGGCTTGCGATAGCACCCGGGTTGAAGTTCGAGGACGACTTCAAACGGCAGATGTTGATGTTCCGTGGAAAAGTGAATGAAAAAACACGCAATGTGTCGTATAATGCGAATACCGAGGAAGATCATGATGACCTTGTGGTGTGCTTCCTTATGGGGGCGTGGTGGTTCACAAGAAGCAGGAAAACGGACGAGCAGGTAATTCCGCCAGAAAAGCAGAAGCCAGACTGGAATCCCATGGATTATCTATGAGGCGCATATGGTAACGAAAGAGCAGATGCAACGGCTACAGCGGGTACGTGAAACACTCAAGACCGAACGGGAGCGATGGGACAGCCTCTGGCTCGATATCGCGCGTAGGATAAGCCCCTATCACGGCGACTGGTCTGATTCCAGCCCCACCAGCGAGGGCATGGTTGACCTACGGGAAAACTTCGACAATACGGCTATGAAGGCCTCTAACCGACTCGCTGACGGTATCCAAGGCTATGCGTGTGGACGCACTATCAGTTGGTTCCGTCTTGCGTATGAAACCGAGGAACTGAACACGGTGGACGAGTACAAATCCTACCTACAGGACAGCGAGAAGCTGATGTACAAGGATCTCGCGAAGTCCAATTTCTACGATGAATGTAGGTCGTTCATCAAATGCGGTGCTGACTTCGGTACGGCCATCATGCTTCGTGAGAACAACAACAAACGCAACCTACCCTGCTACCGTACGCTCCACCCAAAGAACGCGCTTATCCAAGAGAACGCATTCGGAGAGGTAGACACGCTGTTTCGGGAGTTCTGGCTATCGACCGAGGATGTCAAGGACTATTTCGATGGACTTCCATTGCCACAGCTTATCAAAATTTGCGATGTGCAGACCAAGATGTGGAAAATCATCCACTACGTAGGGGCGTCAACCCGATACAAGCTGAGCATAAAAGGCAAAGACCCGTACGTGTCGCTCTATTGGGCTGAGATAGACAACGAGTTCCCCATCAAGGAAGAGCGCTTCGAGTACAAGCCGTTCTACGCATGGCGTTGGGCGCGGTCATACATCGGGGATATTTGGGGAGTGGATGCTCCTGGCATGATAGAGCTGTCAAACGCGAAGCAACTCAACGGTATGCAGAAAGACAAGTTCCGTATCAGCCAACTCACAGCCAGACCTCCTATCAAGCGCACAGAAGGGCTGTTGGTTAACTTTGTCCCCGGTGGACTCATAGATGTCCGCGCAGGGCAGGACTTCCAACCACAGCCCATCACAGGCAATCTGGCATGGCTCACGGACGATATCGAGAAGATGAAGTCGGCAACGCGGGAAACCTACTACTCCGACTTTTTCCTTGTCCTCACCGAGAACATAGACCGCATGAAAACAGCGACCGAGGTTGCAGGGTTGCAGGACGAGAAAAGCGCGTTGCTTAGTTCGTTTTTCGGCAGACTTGCTACCGAGTTCCTAGAGCCTGTCTTGGAGGACTTGTTCGCATCCGAGATCAAATTCAAGAAGCTTGAGCTACCACCAGCGGGACTTGCAGGCAAAGACCTTGCTATCGACTTCGTGTCCCCGCTTGCGATGATACAAAAACGCGCTCACGAGCTGTCAACCACTAAGGCGTTCATGGCCGAGATTCTTCCGCTTGCAGATCTTCGTCCTGACATCCTTGACAAGGTGGATATCGACAAGTACGTGGATGTAGTGGCGGAAGCCGGAAGCGTCAACCAGCGCGTGATACGCAAGGACGATGATGTCAAGAAAATTCGCGATGCACGGGCACAGCTTCAGATGCAGATGGCTCAACAGCAGATGCAACTAGAGGCCGCCAAGACCGGAGCCGATGTGTACGCCAAGGGAAGCAAGGCCCCAGAGGCTGGTTCAGCTACCGCGCAGATGCAGAAATAGGTTGCATATGCAACACGTTATGGTATACTAGGAGCAGATATGACGACAGAACAGCAAGAGGCGTTGAAAAGCAGACAGACATGGCAGACCGTGTTCGGTACTCCAGAAGGTGAATCGGTGCTTGCCGAGATGCTGAACAACCTCGGATACTTCTCAGCAGACCCAGACATGATCACCCCGAAATTGACCGCGTTCGCCAATTGGATGCTGGCCAAGATTGGCATAATCACCATTGAGAACCTACCACGCTACATCAAAGCCGTGGTGGCATCCAAAAGCACGGACGACATTCACGCATGGATTAATGAGAAAGACCCGCTGAAGCATCAGTGGGAGTTTGACAAATAGGAGGACAGTTTGAATAGGGATTTACGGATATTCTACGAAGGTGAAGGCGATCAGGCAGGAGCATGGGAAGCACCGAAGTTTTTCTCACAGGTGGAGCCGACCAAGCGCGACAGCGAGGATTATAAAAAGTACGTGGGAAAGCACAAGACCATCACTGAAGTCGGTGACGACCTCATAGCTACCCATAAGCGCATGGAGAATGCCATTGAGATTCCGGGCGAAGGCGCAACCGAGGAACAGGTGAGGGCGTTCTACGACAAGATGGGCGTTCCCAAAGACCATAAGGACTACGAGCTGGACACCAAGGGACTGCCGGAAACCGAGGGCAAGCAACTAGAGGCCATGTTCCGCGAGAACGCGCTCAAAAGCGGACTCACCAAGACCCAAGCCAAAAAGCAATGGGACATGATAAGTGGTATCATCAAGGCGGGAACCGATGGACAGAAGGCACAAGCGGAAGCGCAAAAACAGACCTTCCCGGCACGGCTTGCTTCGGCACTAGAGAAGGAGTATCCAGAAAAAAACGCGCGTGACGAGGTTGCTACCGAATCAATCAACCTGTACAACGCCTTTGCAGAGCGCACCGGGCTTGCCAAGACGCTCGAGGCAAAGGGACTGCATCTTGACCCCGCTATCGTGCTGGCAATCGCCAAGGACGAGCGCGACAAAGGCCCGGGTGGACTGGTGAACGGAAAGCAGAACAAGACAGACCCCAAGACCATCGGAACCATGGGTGATTATTCCGAGGATTTCATGCGTCTGGTGAACAGCAGAAAATAACGCTATTGTTTAGGTGATAGCGTTGTGTTATGATACAAACAACCTCGTTGAGGTTGATATTACACGCTGGAACGACCGAGAATAGACCAGTGAAAGGGCATAGCGAAACCGAGTAGGGAGTAACCCGAGTGCAACGGAGTTGGGGACAGGACGGATACGGGAGCCAGCACGAAAAGGATTAAGCTATGTCTACATTGACCACATACGCCAACATGACCTTGGCAGAGGCCATAAAACGGGCTGGATACGACTCAGCGGCAAATGTCATTGGCGAACTTATGAAGAAGCACGACTTCATGGCCGCCTGTCCTTGGATGCCAGCATCCGATGGAATCTTCCATAAATACCTTCAGGCAACCAGACTCGGGACTGGATCGTTTGGAACCGCAAACGCACCTGTTGGAAAAATCTCATCGACTACCGACGAAGCGACCGAACCAATCAAAATCTACGAGGGCGATTCTGCAATCGACAGGCGCATCGTGGATACCGCGAAAGACCCCGTGAAGGTACGCGACTCCGAGGACGCGCTCAATCTTGAGGGCTTCATGCAGGGTTGGGAATACCAGCTCATGTATTGCAACGACACCACTACCCCAGCAGGATTCAGGGGACTTGCACAGCGCAGAGCCTCTTTGAACACCTATTGCGTAGGTGGTAGCGGAACCGGAAGCGACCTCACTTCCTTGTGGCTGTTCGAGTTTGGCCCAACCGGATTCAACCTTAGATACAGCGATCAGGGAATGCCGGGAATCAAGAACGAGGATTTGGGACTGCATAGCCTGACCGCCCCGACTGGAAGCGGAAACTATTGGGCATACGTACGGCACTATCAGATTCTCGCCGCCATGGAACTTCGTGACCAACGGGCGATGCTCAGATACGCCAACATCGAGACCGCAGGGACTTCCAACACGTTCAGCTCAACCACGTTCATCAAGTTTAAGAATGTGCTACCGAACGCCGGACGCAATGCTGTTGGATTCTGCAACCGCACCCTCAAGGGGCAAATAGAGGCCGCCGCGTACGATAAGAGCAACGCCGCCTACTCACTGGCAGATATCGAGGGCTTCGGTCCCGTGGCGAGAGTGGCATCGGTTCCCATCCTCATGTGGGAATCCATCGTAGACACCGAAACCGCGTTGACCGCGTAAGGAGAAAGACATGAAAGACGGACTTTTGGATTTTGGATCTATGACCCTTGCAACCAAGACCACAGCGGTCTACAGCCAAGCATTGGACTTCGGGGCATTCTCGGCATACACAAACCACACTACAGGCATGGACAAGCCCATGGACTTGGTGGTGCTTGCCGCCACTGACTTCAACGCCGCTGACACCGTTGCCATTACGATTCAAGACAGCGCTGACGATAGTACCTTTGCTGACCTCATCAGTGGACCCACTGTCGCCGCACCGACCATCGCCAGCAAGATCGGCAACCTTCAGCTTCCAGCCCAGCACCGCCGGTATGTGCGCATCAAGGCGTACCCAAACTCGAGCGGAACGCTGACCGAAACCATCATCACCGCGTTTTTGGAACCCGGCGCGAACAAGACCGTGTAACATCACTGGCAGGGGGCAACACCCCTGCCTTCCTTTGGAGTGGAAATGAAATACCTGTGCAACAGAAGCGTATTTGAATCGAACACCGCCAAGACCTACACCGAGGGACAGGAATACGACCTGTCGTCAAAGGATATCGAGATTCTTACCAAGGTGCATGTCATTGATTTCTTTACCAGCACGGAACCGAAGAAAAAGGGGGCGTAAATGCCACTTCTCATGCAGAACCAGTGGGTATCCATCGCGAACCGCGCTCTTGCCAGAATCGGCACACAGTCGATATCCTCATTGGATGAAGGCTCAACAGCTTCCCTGTACTGCTCTAAGCTCCTACCGGAAGCGGTGCAGAGCGTGTACGGACAGTATGATTGGAGAAGTGCGAGAAAGCGCATCCAATTGGCTCCATTGGAAACAGACCCCATCTACGAATGGGACTACGCCTTCCAGCTACCCAGCGACTTCGCACGGCTGATATCGGTGGACACCGAGAACGAGTACAGCTTGGAAGGACAGACAATTTTAAGCAACGATGAGGATCTATACATTACCTACATAGCGTATCCCATCGAGGCGACATTCATACCCGGGTACATCTCGCACCTGCTCGTGACCTTCCTTGCTTTCCTGCTGTCAACGCCAATGTCAAGCAACGAGAGCATGGCGCAACGGCTCTTGGGAGAGTACCAGATAGCATTGGAACGAGCGAAGATAGACGACAACGCAGGGGTGTACCAAACACCCGCTGAATCGTTCTACGAGGACTTGCGATGAACTACACCGTCATACAGAACAACTTCATCAGTGGTGAGATATCTCCGTTGATGGAGGGCAACGTATCCAGCGCGCGCTACCAGACGGGATTATCCGAATGCTGGAACTTCCTTCCCATACGCCAAGGTGGACTCAAGCGCAGGCCGGGAACACGCTATGCGGGTATCACCAAGACCAGCAAGAAGGCCGTGTTCATCCCCTACCTGTCCAGCACAGGCGAGTATTTCATGCTTGAGTTCACCGACAAGCTTATCCGTATCTGGGATAGCACGTACGCATTGGTGCTAGACGGAGCAAGCCCAGAGGAACTAGTGAGCGTGTATCTAGAGGCCGAATTGTACGACATAAAATATGCATCGGTGTCCGGCAACATGTATCTGGTGCATAAAAACCACCCTGTATATCTGCTGAAAGTCGCATCAGGTACATGGACAATCACCTCAGTGATATTCGCAGGCGACATCGACTTTACCAGCACCGATATCCCATCCTGCATCGCCATCATGGGAGGGCGACTGTACCTTGGTGGAACAGCATCGAAACCAAACGCGATATACGCTTCACGTACCCTTTCATTCGATGGTACATGGGACGACTATATTAACTTCACGTTTTCAGAGGTTGACGGAACCGTACTTGCCACCCATGCGATATACCTTCAGGAAACAGACCTATTCGGTAGCAAGCTCAACTGGCTCATAGCCCTCAACAGACTCGTAGCAGGCACGGGACGCTCGATATGGATGGATAGTGGTGACATCCCAACCCCTGCCACATTCGACATGTCACCTACGCTCTACACGGGAACCAGTGCCCTACAGGCGCAGGCTATGGACAATCTGATAGTATATGCCGGAATCGGCGGGAAGTCACTCCACGCCATTGCCTACAGCGACTCAGCGCAGGGATTCATGGACATCGACCTATCCAAGGACGCATCGCACATGCTTTCAAGCGGCATTGTGTCATTCGCCATCATGGCATATCCAGACCCTATCATTTGGGTGGTGTGCGCTGACGGCGTTCTACGGAGCTGTACCATCGACTTGCAAAACGGAGTCGTTGCTTGGGCAATCCATCACATGGGCGAAGGAGCAGTGGTTGAATCGGTGGCTATCGGACGAAGCACCGAGGATATCCTCTGGCTGTCTGTCAAGCGTGGCTCCATCAGAACGGTAGAGTACATGACCATGATATTCATAGACAGCATCTCAGATGCTTGGTACGTGGATTGCGCGATCAACATCACCCACGATGCTTGGGCTGACGATGAGGACTATACCGCAGATGATTTGATATCCCATATCACCTACGACACCAACGGCTATGTGGTGACCCGGGGAACGTACAAATGCCTTGCCACACATACCTCGGTTGCCGCTGACGATGAACCGGAAGTCGGTACGGACTGGCTCACCAAATGGGAGAAGCAGTACACCGTCACAGGCTTATCGCATTTGGAAGGCTACACGGTTGACGCACTTGCAGATAACTCCATAATATCCGAAGAAATTGTCGCAAGCGGTGCGGTAACTTATGACAGAAGTGTTGCTGATATCACGGTCGGTATTCCGATATACTCACGCTTCAGGATACTTAGACCGGAACTACCAGCGAACGGCACATCGCAAGGCAAGAACAGGCAGGTCGAGAAACAGACCATCCGTTTCTACGAGAGCCTTGGTGGACAAGTGGGAACAGACCTTGACAATCTACGGCCAATTATCGAGATGCGCGGAGGCTCGTATGTGTTTGGACAACCGATACCATTGGTGACAGGCGACAGGAACACCGATATACCATCATACATCACCAATGACGGACGGGTGTATATCGTGGCAGACAGACCGTTGCCGTTCAATGTGCTTGCCGTCATGACGCGGTATAAAGTGATGGAGGCGTAACATGGGATGGTTGATCGCATCGGCTTTGATAGCAGGGGCAGGACTGGTTTGGAATGTATTTTCAGGCTCCAAGCAACAGGATATCAACCAAGAAGGCTTGGACTTACAGAAGAAGGAAGCCTACGGAAACGCAACCTCCACGCTGTTAAGCCTTCAGCAACAGCAGGAGAACATCGGCAACACCATTGCGGCAACCGAAGGACAGGTATCAGAGTACGAGCAGTTCATGGAACGCTACCCAGCCTACGAACAACTACAAAAAGAAAGCGCGTTATTGGAAGGAAAACAACAGTTCCAGCAATTGGCTGAGAATTTCGCGATATCCGAGGTCATGGCATCGGCCCGTGGCACGAAAGGCTCTTCATCGCTCGTTTCCAAGCAGAAGCAATCGGATATCAAGACCATGTTCGGTGAGGATATGACGGTGGACGCATTCGGTGGAATCTTTGGACAGAAACTATCAGAACTTTCACTTGACTTGACCGCTCAGAAAACACAGGCAACAGGGCAGATAGGCATTCTCAACACTTCCCTTGCATCTTTAAGAACATCACACGCAGGATACACCCCGCAGATACAGACCCAACAATCGCTCGTAGACCAACTGAAAAGGGAGGCCGGGCTGTGAAAATACCGAGTCTTGATTATTCCCCGCTGTTCACAGCCACCAACGCCAAATTCGGAGTGAAGCAGGCAGAGGTAAGCGCACAGCAGAGCCAGCTTATCCCAGAGTCGTTCAAGCTTCAGCAACAGCAACTCGACCTAAATAAAGCCAACCTGATCGCAGGTACGGTATTGGACGCGGCGAAGCTTGGATTGAACGTGGCGCAGACTTTCAGCGACATCAAAGACCAAGCGGATTTGGAGAAGGCAAAGACCAATCTTCTTACCACCGGAAGCCAGTACAACGAAATGGCGATGGAAGCGATTCTCAACAACACAACCAGCGTGTCATTCGAGGATGGAAAGGCAGACATCCAGCTTTCGCCAGAACTCAAGGAATACCAGGCATCAAAGCTTGCTGAGATAGACGCATCTAAAAAATCCAAGGTAGTCAAGGATTACGAGAAGCAACAACTTCAGAACATTTTCGCATCCAGTGATTCAAACGTCCTAAAAAATGCCGCAGAGAAATACCTAGCCGACACCAACGCCTCATTCGAGATGAACGCCGAGATATCAGTTGCCAACGACATCAAGGCCGGAACTGGATACGCCAACGGCGAGGCGCTTATCAATTCCCGTTCAGACCTCTCAACAGCCCAAAAGCAAGTCGCGCTGTACAACTACCAGAAGCAGGTCGACTACGGCAGGGCCGATGCAATGGCGACCACGCTTGCTAAGAGTGAGGGTATCGGCAAGGCTTTGGAGTACGCTCAAAGCATAGAGGGCATGACTCAAACGCAGGTGCAGACCATCGTATCCAATGCGTCCAAGGCATCGCAGACCGCCACCATCGCGGCGCAGACCAACGCGCAGAACGCCATGTCAACCGGACTTGAGGCTGGGCAGGTTCCATCGGCACTGTATCAGCAGATAGAGCAGGCGACCAAGTCAATGCCTATCGACCGTAGGCAGGCGGCTATGGACGCGGCTAGGGCATCGCACATCGAATGGGCGAACAATCTCACCACCGAGAACTGGGAATCGGATAGCAAGCTTTCCTACGACAACCTCAAGGCACAGCGGGAATCGATCGCCAGCGGAGAACGCTCGTACATCTACGAAGGCATAGCATCCACCAAGGCGCAGGTGCTTTCCACCTACGACAAGACATTGAGCGATATGAGCGTGGCAGGAACCAAGGCATACTCGCAGGAAGTCACGGACAACATCAACTCGATAGTCGCAGGCGCGAAGCTTGGCAAGATTACCGGAATAGAGGCGATCACCGCGATATCTGGCTACACCAAGGATAACCCGACCGCGACCATCAAGGCGATAGACGACATCGTATCCGATGCAATCCACGCGAATCTCAAACCGTACACCAATGACTTCATCAATACGACACTTCCCAACATCATGCTCGACAAGTATAAGAAATCCAAGATATCCGACCTCACGACAGAACAGCAACAGAGCATCCTAGACGCGCAGATGTTCGCCGCAGGGCAGTTTGTAGACCTAGCGTTGCAAAGCGAGGGTGTGAGTCCAGCGATTTTCCGCGAGAGCATGAACAACATCATACGGCTATACACCTCAAAGGAAATGGATGTCATCTCCACCGCAACCGTTATGGAAACCACCGCAGGCACGTTTGACTCGGCTATGAAGCAACTGGACACCTTTGGCACGGTAGACCCCGTATACATCGACTACAAAGGAAACCAGACATGGGCCAATCCCGCGATGGAGGCGACATTCGATCAAGCGTCATTGGCTATCAGTATGGAACTTGGAAAACGTGGCATAGACGTTACCGCATACATGCCCATGCCGATATTCGACAACGCAGGGAATCCCGTGGACGCGATTGCAAAACCCGTGTTCCAAGCAAAGGACGGATACTACACATTCGAGGGCAAGAACCTCATGACCAGCTCTGATTTGGTGAACTGGCAGTACGCGCCCAAGGAACTGCAGACCCCTGATAAAAAGCCCGTACCAATCGGACAAGACCCCATCACACAACAGCCACTTGCACCCGAAGTTGCGCAGACATTCGGCACTGGTGGATTCGGGCCTACTCCACAGCAAATGAAGGTAGTACAGCCTAAAACAGCACCACCAGAAGCAAACCAGTTTACCGTTGATGAAGTCGCTACCAGACCGATGGATACAAGCCGTACACTTACCGAGCAGACTTCGCAAAGCTATATGCAGGACAGCGTGAAGCGCAATCTGGCCAGCGAGGTCAAGTCCATCATGGCAAGCGGTATCGACCTCACCAGCCGTTCCGAGATAGCCAGCGAGATATTGCAGTCCGAGCTACCCGTGGAGAACATGCAGGAAGCGAATGTGGTTGCCAATGCGATCATCATAGAGAACGCGAAAACCTTCAACGCTCCCAAGCCTACCGTCACTGACGATGGAGCCGGACAGCGCATACCTTCCCCAAGGGAGCGCAAACTAGGAGCGACAACCCCGGGTACTGTCCAAGGAACCAGATCGCAGATTGCAGAGTCCGCGAAGCAGGCTGAAGCCGAGATAGCGCAGGCGGTAGAGGATATCGGACAGAAGCGCGTTGACGAGCTCGTACAGATGATAGTCGAGGAGCAGACACCATTCGAGCAACAGAAGCTCAACTGGAAACCCATAGACATCGAGGCGTTAAAAAAGAGTGACCAGACCTTTGTGAATGTGGTACAATCAGTCAAGCGACCAAATGTAGGGAGGAAGGATTGACCTTGCCAAGCGCGACACTGAACCCAGCCGAGCCACAGAAGCTAGCAGCCCCGAATATGAACGTAGCATGGGATTATTCCATGCCAGTCACAGAATCCGAGTACGGGCCGATATCCAATGCCATCCAATCGAATCCAGAGGAAGAACCCTATAGGTACGCTTCCGCGTTGCGTTTCAGCAAGGAATACGGCTTGAGCATGGAAAACGCCATGGTGAGGCTTGACGAGCTTACCCAGTGGCAGACAGGAAAGGTGTTCACCCCCACCAAGACCACATGGAAGTCAATAGTTGACTCCATCGAGATTGGAAAGCTTCAACCTGTCATAGCCGAGGCGCAACGGCAGTTCAAGTACGCCGAGCTTGCAGGACAGGACACGAGCGCGATAGAGGCGCAAATCCAGCAGTACGAGCAGACCATGGCGCAACTCGGTGACAGCACGCCGCGAAGCCTTGTGACACAGGCTATCAAGTTCGGTGCGGAGTCATTGCCATACACCTTGAATATCGCGCTTAAGGGAGCATCCAAGGGAATGCTGGCAGGACTCGGAGCCGCAGGAGTCGCCGCGCTTGCAGGAGTCGCAACAGCAGGGGCATTGCCTGTATCAATCGCCACTTCCATCATAGCGGTTGCCACAGCCGCAGGTACAGCGTTCTCATTCGAGGAAGCGTTCAAGACCATGGAGGGTGGTGAATACTACCGTCTGCGCAAGAATGGCGTTCCCGTGGACAAAGCACTCGCGGTGTCTAATATCTCATCTTGGGTACAGGCTGGAATCGAGATATCCTTAGGTACGGTCGCTTCCAAGTTCGGACTATCGACCAACACGCTTACTTCAAAAGTATTGGCAAAGCTTGCGATCAGCGGAAAGTGGGGTGCGGCTGGTGCATTCGTTGCCAACCTCACTGGACAAGCACTTGAGGAAGGAGCCGAAGAAGCCGCGCAGAGCATTTCCAGTTGGGTAGCTGATATCGCCGCCGCCGAGCTAGCCGATGTGCAAGCACCTGAAAGAACCATGTCAGTAGTCAAGGAAGCGATGCTTTCAGCGAAGGGAGGCTTTCTTGCAGGTCTTATCCTTGGTGGTGCTGGAACCGCTATGCACACTATCAGCGATGCACGTACCATGGGAGCCATTAAATCAGACGCGCAGACCATGGAGAGCAAGGAGGCGTTTTCCGAGAAGTACAGCGAGGCCATGCCGGAAGGAATGAACCAAGAGGAATGGAAGGAAACCATCTCGCAGCTTTGGAAAGAAAACCGTCCAGCAGAGGAACAGGCAGTCAAGGAAATCGACATCACTTCCGAGGCCACAGGCGATATCCGCAAGCTATCATCGGGTAGGCTGTACGCAAGGGAATCAACCGAGGTCGACATTTTACCAGACGGAAGCGAGGCGCGTTCCTTGCTTATCGGAGATCCACTCACAGGCGACAGATACGGAAACATCACCTACACATTCAAAGACAACACAATAGACATAGACGAAGTGCGGTTCGGCACGGATTACCAGACTTCCGCAAAAGACGCGGTGCTGGAATTGGCACGGCAGAACCCCGGGGTGGAGATTACCTGGAATCCGGAAACAGATAACCTCATGGCGGTGAAGGAAGCGATCATCACCGAGCAAGGCTCACTGAATCCGTTCCAAGCTGGTCGTGTGGAAAGCGTGGACGCACGTATGAAGCTCGAATCGCAGATAGCCAAGGCCATGCCGAAACTGGACGCTCCCCAGCGCATCGCCGCCTCATTGCTGTTGGATATGAGGGCAAACGCCAAGGGGCAGACACTTGAGCAGTACATGGACGCTCAATTCGGTAACGAGGTGTTTGGGGGAACCATCAAAGGCAAGCGTGGTGGTATCGAATTTAAGCAGACAGAGCAAGGTGTAAAAGCCCTCATCTACGCAGGCAAAAACGCAGACTTCTCCACATTTACCCACGAGGCGTTCCACCTGTTCCGGCGCGAGATGTCACAGTCCGATAAATTGGCCTCAGCCCTCACAGAAGCCTCCAAGAGCAAGGAGTTCGCGCAGTACGTACAGCAGAACCAAAAGCTGTTGAAACTCTCACCAAAGCAGGCTACGGCGATTGTAGCGTCCTTTGGTAAGGAATGGACGCGAGCGCAGGAAGAACTATCCGCGCAGTTATGGGAGCTGTACCTCAAGGAAGGCAAAGCACCGACTTCCAAGCTAGAGGCGTTTTTTGAGAAGTTCGCGCAATGGTTTGGGAAAATCTACCGAGGGCTGACAGGGCGCGTACAGCTCGACAGCAGAATCCGCGAAGTTTTTGATTCCCTTATCGACAGCGACAGCCCATTGGCGCAAGAGGCACGGCAGGCGCAACAGCAGGAGTTGACGACAAGCGCCACCATATTCCAAACAGACGCGTATCACGGAAGCCCTTACACGTTCGATAGATTCTCCACCGAACATATTGGAACAGGCGAAGGACAGCAGGCTTATGGGTGGGGTTTATATTTTACCGATCTAGAGGAAGTTGCGCGATGGTATGCCACAGAATACGCTAGACCAACTCTTAGAAAGGACGGAACAGAATTATCTGATGAACAGCGTCAAACACTAATTAATGATATGGCTATTGATTTAGCTAAAGAACGCTATTACGATTCAGCATGGGAAAGCCTTTTCAGCAACGTATGGGAAAACGATAACCATGATTTGTGGGGCATACTTAAATTAAGTAAAGATGAGTACCTTGCAAGAGCTGAAAGCGAAGATGAAGCACGGTCTGATTTTGACAGCGATTTATCCAGCAAATCAAATACAAAAGAATTTATAAAGTATCTTGATGAAGAAATAGCTAACTACGCAAAATATGAAGCTGTTGATGAAGTGGAAACCGCGTTGAGAGGTTATCTTTCTGGTCTTGAATTATTAACACCGCAGATGAAAGAATATTTTGACAGGAATGGAATAGAAATATATTCCAACAGGAATCTCTACAACGTGTCCATTAATAAAGATCGCGAAGATTTATTCATGGATTGGAATAAGCCGTTATCAGAAGAGGTTAAGAATAAGCTTAGAGAACCTATGAAAACGCTTACTTATCCAAAAAGTGAGTACGAAACATATGGAGTTAGCGATATATCAGAACTTGTGGACAGCATACTTAACAAATCCAATGGTGCAATGCTTTATGCAGACCTTGCAGATATTACTAATGACCAAAGCGGAAAAAAAGCCTCAATATTTTTAATGAATGCCGGAATTGATGGTAATCGTTATCCAGCAGTATCTCACGGAACAGGTGATGGTTCAAAGGGATACAACTACGTAGTGTTCGATGAGAACAAAATAACCATCGAGAATAGCATCCTTTTCCAAGACGACATCATCACCGAAGCTTCCCAATTCTCCACATGGGAGGACTTCAAAGACGGATACAGCTCATTCCTAGAGGCGATGTACGGCGAAGTTCCCGACATGGACGATGATTGGTATCGCAATACATGGGAGCAAGCAAACCCACAGGGCAATGATGAGCTGATGGACGACCGTTTTGTGCAGAGCATGAACTCCGATGGGCTGTTGCCATTCCTCAAGGAAATGGGGCGAATCCTGACCGAGCGCGTGGAGGCTCCTGACGATCAGGATATGGCCGACTACAACGAGCGCATGGCTGATTTGAAGTTCCGCATCCAGAAGGCTTCCCCGACCATCGTATCCAACGCCATCGGCTCAATCTCCAAAACTCTGAAACCGACCGAGTTGAAAAAGATACGCACCACCATCGCCAACGCCTCAAGGCTTTACCGTGACCTGTACGCCGATGTCATGTCAAATCCTGAGATGAAGCCTATCGTGCTTGACGAGTTCCTGCCATCCATCACCGAACCTGAGTTTGAGGCTGTTGAGCGTATCTCCATCGCAGACCGCATCCGGCTCTCAGAGCGCATAGAGGCGAAAGCTTTGAAGGAAAAGCTGTTGTCGGGTGAGGAACTGTTCGATGGTGACGCTGAGAAGATTGTGCGCCAGATGGACACCGAGATAAAACAGACCAAGGAAGAGATAGCCAAACTCCAAGCCGAGTACAAGGAAGCGCGTATATCTTTGTCCGAATCAGACCGCCGAGGCATCGACCTACAGGAGCAGATAGACGATGCACGTAAGGCGTTGACCAAGGCGCAGAAGAATATCCAGAAGCGAATCGCTAAGAATCAGGAAGTATCCAAGACCCTCATAGACGAGCGCAAATCGCTCTCAGAGCAGGTAAAAACGCTCATGGCTGAGTTTAACCAGCTATCCAAGTCTAATCGCACCATCTCGGCAGAAAAGAAGCGCGAGGCGGTCAATAAAGCCACCGACACGCTGAAGGAAAAGCAGAAGGCGTTGTACGATGCACGGAAGGTACGTGAGTACAAGACCAAGCTTGCATCCAAGATAATGTCACCTGTGTCACAAGCTGTGGACTACAAGTACAAGCTTCCCATTTTGGCTATTCAAGCGACTCTTGACCCGAAGTTCAGGACAGGGAAAGTGAAGTACGGCGACAAGCTGGTACAGTTGGATGATATCAAGGCTATTGTGGAAACTGTAGGTGACTATGACATTTCGCAGACATTGCCAGCACGGATCGCCGATAGACTTTCCAAGCGTTCGCTAAACGAAATAACAGTCGCAGAGCTAGAGGAAATCGCTTCCCGTGTCGCTACACTCAGAAAGACCGGAAGATTGATTCAGCAGGCTCGTAGCGTGTTTCAGAGTGAATTGGCTAATTCCATGCGTTCCAGTATTGAGTCCACTCTCAGAGCAACTGGAAAGTTTATCCAGCCCCCACCGACCGGAACCGTGGAGGACGTAAAGCGCAAGCGTGGACTATTGGAGAAATCCCGTTCCATGCTGTACGCCACATGGAACATCGAACGCAAGGCGCAGATGCTGGACAATATGAAAAAAGGCATGGCGTATGACTTGCTCGTTGACCGACCGCGTGACGCATACCGCATGGAGAAAACCAACGTGAACCGCAGATACGAGGCGGTCATGCAGTCCATGAAAAACAGTGGCATCGAATTTGACGATGCATACAAGCAAGTGCAAGTCGGTGATAGTACATACACCAGAAGCGACCTTGCCATGTTCTATATGGGAGCGAAAAACGACCAATCACGTGCTGCTCTTGCATACGGGAACCTTGTGTCGCCAATTGAAAAAGAAACGCTCACCGATGGAGAGATACGGGAAACAGGAGATAATCGCCTAGCGGAAGTTCTAGAGGTCGCAGAGCGTGAATTAAGCAAAGAGATGCGCTTGGTTATGGACGCGATAGACAATGACTTCTCAAGCAACTTCGACAGGCTGAACACCGTGTCCATCCGAGAATTTAACATGCCAGTGAGCCGTGTCGACAACTATGTGCCTATCAGACGCATGGAGATGACAGGCGATGATTTGGCCGCCGCTGTCGCTGACGATATCCTGAACATGAACGCGGGAGCAATGCCTACCGGAATAGAGCGTGGCATAACCAAGGAGCGCGTGAACATAGCTCCACGCCACCAAAAACCGATGAAGCTGGATTTGCTTGGCACATGGCAGGAAGCGGTGGAGATGCAGGAGCATTTCATAGCCTACGCGGAACTCGGACGCGAGATGAACCGCGTGTTCAAAGGCCCGAACTCGGCTTCAATGCGCTCCACCATCGTAGGTACTTTCGGGAATGCGTTGCTTGACGATATAGACGATGCTATCAACGAATATGTAAACCCAAACTCATTCAAGCGTCTTGATCGCAACGGCAAGCTTATCAAAACCTTGCGCGGAAACTTGGGGGCCGCGTATCTTACATGGAAAACATCGAATATCATTCTACAGCTGATTACGTCCCCTATGCCATTTTTATCAGAAGTAAATCCTATCGAGCTTGCAAAAGCGTATTTTGATATCACCACCCATCCGATGGAAGTCATAAACCATGTGAACGAGCTTTCGATTGTTATGAAAGAACGGACGATGGACCCGATTGTGCAATTGCTTAAGGACGAGCAGGCGAAGTACAGCGGAGCGAAAATGCAGGCGTTCAGGAAATTCCAGGAGCTTGGCATGACAGGCTTGGTGCTTGCCGATAAATGGGCTGTCGCAGGTGGTTGGCTGGCAGTGTTCCGTAAGAACCTCAAGAAGTACGACACTGCTACAGTCGAGGCGGTGAAAGCTTCCGTAAAGGCCGCTGACGATGCGGTACTCAGAACACAGCCTTCAGGACGTGCGGAAGAACTAGCACCGCTATTCAAAAGTGGTGGTGAAGGCATGAAGATCCTTACGCAGTTCCAAGCCGCACTGAACATCATCTGGCAGAACACCACATTTGACATGAATCTGTTCGCCAAGCAAAAGCAGTACGCAAAGCTTATCGGGCAGGTGGTTGGGTATGTCATGGCAGGCGCGATACTTGGTGCGGTAGCGCAGGGATTCGATGATGACGATGAGGACGCGGACAAGATAAAAAAAATGCTGTACTATAGCTTCACCCAGTTCACCGACTCGGTTCCGCTTATCGGCTCATTGACCAATAATGTTGCGGAAAGCCTTATCACAGGTGATAAGCCATACGTATATCCATCATCTTTTTATCCTGCCACTACCGAACTGATGAAAGGTGTGATAGACTTGACACAGGCGAACTGGACATCGGCGGTGAAGAACCTTTCGGAAGGATTTGGCTATGCGACAGGGCTTCCCGTTTCGGGAACCAAACAGATATTCCGCGCGTTCGATGAAGGGGCAGAGGCCCTACTTGGGAGGATAGAGTGATCACAGACATCTCCAATGTAAAGCAGTACGACATAACCACCACCCCGGCGGCATCGTATGTTATACCGTTCCCGTACTTTTCCTACGCCGATATTGTGGCGACACTTTCTTTCGCTGACGGTTCCGAAGAAGTGCTTGTGTTGGATACCGACTACTCGCTGTCCATTCCCAGCACGACCGGAACGCTGACGAGAATCGGCACATGGACGGCTGATGCGACACGCATAACCATTGCCCGGGTAGCGGCATTCCTTAACGATGTGGACTTCTCCAATGGCTCCATGCTGGACGCTGAGGTGTTGGAAACGCTGTTCGACCGCATAGTAGGATATGTTCAGCAGATCGCGGAGAGCATCGCCAGAACCGTAACCATCCCCATCACGGACGATGCGGCAAGCTTGGTGCTACCAAACAAAGCCGACAGAGCGAACAAGGCTCTTGGATTCGATGAAAACGGTGATGCAATACCAAGTGCGACACCATTCCTTCCTATCACCACCTATATGACCAACATGCTTGCTGTTACAAACGAGTTGACCGCACAACTCCATCTGGAACTATTGCCGACAGGTACGGCCTCAGCTATCGCCACATTCATCAAGGAGGCTCTTGCTACCGCAGACTTACAGGCGTTCCAAAAGGCAATCGGGCTGATTCCTTCAGGAGCAACCACGGCTATCATAGTGGCGGTGCAGGACTTCCTGCAACTCGGAGGAACCGATGCGGCGACCGCAAACAGGGTGGTCACGCGCGATGCTTCAGGCCGCGCGAAATTCACCGCACCAAGTGCCGAGGGCGATGTGGCGTTGAAAAGCACAGTTACCGCACACAACGCGGTGGTGAATCCCCATGGCGCGGTATCGGCGGCTACCGCTGACAGATTGATTGTGCGTGACCCAAGTGGACGGGCGCAGGTTGCGGAGCCAAGTGTCGATGCAGATATCGCAACTAAAAAAACCGTTGCGGACGCTATCGCTGCAAAGACCGACCAAGAGTTGAAAACCACTAGCGCTGTTACCTTTGTCACAGTGGATACTGGAAACGGGGCATTAAAGCTGTACAAAAACTCACGTGAAGCACTTACACTTTCCCAATCCACAAATGGAAGCTCGACCATTTCCGCAATGGACGTGAACGAAACGCGCATGGTTTCCATATCGCACACGAATACCGATGGAGACAACCATGCATTCACGGTGATAACTCCAAGCGGTGGTACTTATGACATTGTGGCTTCAGGATCAAGTCTCGCAGGGGCTGTTGGTGGTTTGTATTCAGGTGGAACGACAATCATAAACACAACCATTTCAGAAGCCACGACCAATAAATATGGAATCGTAATCAGGAGGGTATCATGACATACGGAACGGTAATCATACGCGGAACCAACGACTATGTGGTGTTCGCAGACCCATATGAAAGAAGCTTAGGGTATCAGGTGGTTTCCAAGGAAGTCGACCCTAAAAATGCGTACGACATCGATGATGTGAAAGCGTATTGCACCGCACACCCCGAACACGTATTGCATGACTATCAGGAACGCCAGCTATCGCCAGCACAATACCGCAAAAAACTGTACGCAACTATGAGGTATAAACTCATTGGTGATGTATCCGCTGGACTTCCCGACCTTTCACGACCGTTTTTCGAGCACATGACCGTTGATGAGATGTCGGCAAAGGCCGTGCAGTACCTGGGGGACAATCAGGACATCGTAGTAGCATGTTTCGCTGGCAAGGCCGAGGCGAAAACCTATATCAGAAGTTTATTCTAGGAGGAACATATGACACCGAAAGTAGCATTGAACAACGCAAATCCAATCATGGATCCATTGGAGATTTGGGGCGAATCAACAGAGGACAAACCAACCGATGTACCGAACATGACTCGGTTCGTGGAGGGCGACACGGGCGACATCTATCTGTTGCTTGCCGCTGGGTGGACGAAAATCATAGAAGCGGCTTTCCCCGCTTTGGCATAAGGAGCGCATATGCTTGACGTGATATCTCTCGGAATCGCCACACAGGCGAAGAACATAGCCACCGCACTCACCTACGGCCCACAGGGAGTGTACGAAACACTTGTGGCGTTGGAAACTGACGATCCCGCGCATACCGGGGTGTACGTGGTCACCGCCGACAACAAGTGGTACTACTACGACACTGCGTTGACCGCATGGACTGCCGGAGGTGATTTTATCTCACCAGCAGGACTTGTCACCGAATGGCAGGAAACGCCAGACGATGCGCACTATCCAAGTGAAAAATTAGTGGATGATAGATTCAATGCCCTCGAGGACTCCCGCATCCACCGCTACGGCCTACGCATGAACAAATCGTCAGGCGCGTTTGAACGGCTCTACGATGCGGTTGGCAAGACCTTCCGCAGACAAATAGACACCATCGGCACACTGAGCGACTTCTCATCACTCTTCCCGTGGAAGGACATGAAAACCGTCAAGGTGGATGCTTCGCGCAACATCCTCTCGGTCATCGGCGATGCGAACTGGGCATCTCTGGACAATGACACGATGGTCATGATTCCTACGTGTTGGTCAAAGAAATGGGAGGATGCGACCTACGAGTACATGGTGGTTTCCGATGCACCGTTCGATGACTATCTCCCGATTGGCTTCATCAAACCAGATGGCTCGGTGAACCGATATCGGCTCATCGGTGCGGTGCATACGTCCAACGTGAGTACAAAGCCGTTTAGCAAAACTGCGGTCATGCCGAAGCACACCCATCCTTTGTACCACGCGACCACTGGCTTCCAAATCGATGCGACAAACAAGGGCACTGGCTGGTCAAATATTGATTCTCAGGCTTTCGAACTCGTAACACGGCTTATGTGCGTGGAAATCGGCAGTCACGATGTAAAAACGCTCATCGGTCAAGGCATCAACGGAATGTCAAATTCCTACTCTGCGCTGAATGTGTGTACAGTCGCCACGGGTCCAGCGAACACCTTCATCATGGCGAAAACCAGAAGCACGTTTTTCAAGGTCGGCATGATGGTGCAGATTGGCACTTCGTATACGACAAACGGACTTGCGGCAAACAGATACATCACCGAGATTGCAGAATACGATGGCACGAACGACACGATAACCGTTGATGGTGCTGTGTTCACCACCACGACATCAAGCACCATCGCCACATGGGGACAGCCGCTACCAGAGGCACAGCTACAGGCTCTCAAGAACGAGAGCGGCTATGTGTTGCAATTCGGCGCGGAAAACCTGAGCCATG